AAAAAATATAAAATAGATTTTTCAATACAAAAAAAGAAAAATGCAAAATTAAAGAAAAAAGATTTAATTAGAATTACAAATGGGTCAAAAAAAATATCAGAATCTATAGACTTATATGAATATTTGCTTATTAAAAACGTAGAGCTATTTTTAAAATCATCAAAGCCAGATAATTTAAAATATTATTATACATTGACACAATTATTAAAAAATAACATTTATAATATTAATACTTTTGTATTGAACTATGTTAAACATATTTTGAAAACAAAAAAAAGAGAAATAAATATTGTAAATCTTATTAAACGTGCGTATGATTGTATTGAAAGAAACGATACAATGTTAAAATATAATGATGTAAAACTATATCCTCATCAAAAAGAATTAATTTCGACAATGAACAATGAAAAATCTTGTTTAATTTTGTATCAAGCTCCGACGGGAACTGGCAAAACCTTAACTCCGTTGGGTTTAAATAAAAAAGTAATATTTGTTTGTGCTGCCAAACATATTGGTCTTCAATTAGCAAAGGCGTGTATTTCTAGAGAAATACCTATAGCAGTAGCATTTGGGTGTAATGATACTAGTGATATTAGATTACATTATTATGCCGCAAAAGATTTTGTAAAAAATAGAAAAACGGGAGGTATTTTTAGAGTTGATAATAGTGTTGGCGACAAAGTAGAAATTATCATATCGGATATTCAATCTTATTTGTATTCTATGAATTATATGTTGGCTTTTAATGAAGAAAAAGATATTGTTTGGTATTGGGATGAACCAACAATTACACTAGATTATGAAGAACACGAATATCATGCGATTTTGAAAAAAAATTGGGAAAAAAATAGATTATCAAATATAATTTTGTCTTCGGCGACTTTACCGTGTGAAAAAGATATATTTCCTATGATTTTAAATTATAAACATAAATTTCCAGATAGTAATAAATATGAAATTATAAGTTATGAGTGTAAAAAAACGATACCTATTTTAGATTCGAAGGGAAACATTGTAATGCCACATTATAATTTTGATAATGTTAAAGAATTGAAAAAATCTGTTAAGTTTTTAGAATCAAATAAAACAATATTGCGTCATTTTGATGTAACAGAAATATCAAAATTTGTAAGTTATGTAAATAAACATAATTTAGTTAATGAACGTTATAATATTTTAAATTATTTTGACGAAATTGGTAGTATAGATATTATTTCATTAAAATTATACTATATTAAGCTTTTATCTAAAATAAAACAAAAAGACTATGATCAAGTAAGAGATTATTTGATAAAAAAACGTAAAAAAGAGTATGATTCAACTATAAAAATTACAACGTCAGATTCTTATACATTAACGGACGGTCCTACTATATTCTTAACAAATGATGTAGAAAAAATTGCAAAATTTTATTTAAAAGTAAGTAATATACCTTCTAGAGAATTAAATAATATAAATGATATTATTGAACATAATGATATTTTAAGAAAAGAGATAGATAAAATAGTTATGGAAGAAGAAGATAGAGTAAATTCAAAAAATGAAAAATCATTAGATAAAAATGTAAAAAATGACACTGAAGAATACAAATTAATGATGGAGTACAATAAAAAATTAGATAAATTGAAAGGACAGATAATAGCTGTTGAGTTAAATTCAAAATATATACCTAATAGAAAGTATCATTTTAAAGAATAGTTAAAAGAAAAAAAATATGAAAAATATGAACATAAAATATTTACATCTGACGTTTCAGAAGAAGTAGTGGAAGAGATAATGATGCTAAGTGTAAATGACGAATGGAAGATATTATTAATGATGGGAATTGGTGTATTTTTAGATCAATCAGAAGAAAAATATAACAAAGATAAAAATACAAAGAAAAATTACAAAAACTATTTGGATATTATGAAAAAATTAGCAGAAGAACAAAAATTATATCTCATCATTGCTAGTTCGGATTATATATATGGAACAAATTATCAGTTTTGTCATGGTTATCTGAGTAAAGATTTATTAAATATGACACAAGAAAAAATGATTCAAGCGTTTGGAAGAGTTGGTCGTCGAAGTCCTCAAAAAGATTATTCTATTCGGTTAAGAGATGATACAATAATAAATAAGTTATTAAATGAAGAAGAAGATAAAATAGAAGTGGAAAATATGAATGAATTGTTTGGTATGTAAATATTAATTATTGGCTTATAATTAATATTATAAAACTTTTTTATACAATATTATACGAACTTTTATATAAACTACTATAATTAAATATTTATATATTACATATGAATTTGTTTTCTACATGTAAAATTTCAGTAGTATTTGCTTATTTAATGGTAGTGTATATATTAGCTAGTGTTTATTATTATGTAAGAACGCGTCCAATTGGGACACCATTCAGAAATTCATTATCAAAACGTCAATTAGCTATAAAAGAAAAGGCGGTTCAACAAAGAAAAGAAATTTTTTATCAAGGTATTATAGGTGCTATAATTGCTATGGTTATATTTAGACCTTTTAATAAATGTGCAAAATAATTGTTAATCTTTATAAATATTAGTATATTGATACGAACCTCTTTTTGGAACTAATCCTTGTCCTCCTTTTCTAATAACCCATTCATCTTCAACGGTTTCAGTAGGTTCCCATTTTTCATACTTTGTTCTACCTACCTTTATTTTATTTTTTTTCATCATTCTTACTGCTGGTGTATCTTTTCCAGCTTCGTAATCTAATCTATTTTCTTTTCTAACTTCTTTTCGTTCTCTCCATGGAGATTCATATTCATCTCCCCACTTTCTATCACAAATATCTGTATTCCAATGATGACTGAATGGTCTTGTTCCTGGTGTTCCTTTACTTCTACCTGAAGAACAAACTGCTCCAGCATTACCAACTTTTCCATATCCTGCGTAATCGTCGTCGTCTGACATATAAAAAATATATTGTAAGTATTGTTTAAATATATTTTTTATAATAGTAATTAAGTTATATTGTTTTTTCAAAATGTTTTTTTGCAAATTCGTATCCTTTCCCCCCGGGTGCATAATGTCGTTCTAAGTATTTTGGCCAAATAAAATAATTCATAACAAATCGATTGACTATTTTCTTTTTTTCACCTATAATTGCTATATTAATATTTTGCGTAATGGTTTTTTGTGTAAAAGTGTAATAACCTCTCCATGAACCAAATCCATCATGCTTTTCTTCTTCTTTTTTAACAATTTTTTCTACAATATTAGGATATTTTGGAAATTTTTTGTGAAATTCTGCAATCACGATATCTTCATCTGGACCACAACTTTGATACCATGGTTCTTGAGCCGGATTTCTATTCATTTGATCAGTGTATATAATTCTATTCATTTTATGGTATTATCATTAACACTATAAAATGATTCGATTTTCTAATCTTCTCTATCGACAGTCCATTTTTGATTTTCTACATCAAACATATTTTTTATTACTTTATTATCATTTATTATTTTATCATCATAAATAGATGAACCATATTTTGGATAATAAAGTTCTTTACCGTTTATTTTTCCAGTATTGTATTTATCAAATTTATTATAAAATGTGTCTTTGTTTAAATCTTCCGACGTAACTTCGCGTTTATATGTTCTTGCTTGGCTAACAAAAGGGCGAAAAGTTCGGTGAAAACCACAGTTTTTTAAAATTAGGCTAAACATTTATATATAAACAAAAGTTAATTTTTTATATATAAATTGAATTATCTTTCAATACTTGTATATTTTTTATTTTTTATGTTTTCTTTCACAATATCATCATAAATTTTATGTAATTTTTTACATTTCATAGGTTGATTTTCTACTTTATTATCATTATGTAATATTAAACATTGTTTCCATTTAATAAAAGCCACTGTTGTTTCTGACACTGTATAATTTCTCCTCATTAATATAATTGATTAACTAATATTTAAATATTTTATATATAATACATTTATGAGCAAATTAAAATATTTACAATTAAATCCTATTCATAATGGTTTTGAAGAATGCCCTATGGTTTATGAAGATACTCCTTATTTGGACACATTTTATCATGAAATTCGTTGGTATCGAAAATTAATACCTATGAAATTATATATGAATAAAATGATAACTAATCACGGTGATAAAAAAGAATCTTATATGGGTATATTAAAATGATTTAAATAGTAAATTATTTTAATACTAAATGACAGAACAAGTCAAGTTTAAAAATGTTTATGAAGCAGAAAATGCTATACAAGAATTAATTAAAAATGATAATAATTGTTCGGCGCATTTTCGTTATGAGCGCTGGCGTTCTAATGGAAAAAACAAGTTAAGTATAGTAACTTATAATCCAAAATCGGAAACATCTTTTTTATTACATTCTATTGAAATGGCTAATAACAATGATATTGAAATATATGAAAATATGTATGATCATATTGTAAATTTAAAAAAATCATTAGAGAAAAAAGATAGTCCTTATATTCATTATAAAATTTCGTGGTGGAATAATATTATTAATAAAACAGAAATGTCTTTTTTTTATGGTGAAAATATAGAACAAATATTAAGGAAATTCTATTTTGAAAAATCAAAAAATACAACCATATATAGTATGCAATTAATGCCACAATCATAATTGTTTATAATGATAGATTCTATCTTGATCATTACATTTTTTATCTTTTAAAAGAGGTTTATTATAACGTAACATATAAACTGCAAACGTATAAAATCCAAAATAATAGGATGCTAAACATGCCATCATCGTTCCCCACATATATAAAAAAATTATAATTTAATATTCAGAAATTATAATTAATTAAGAATTATTATACAAAAGTTGATCCTCCACGAAGTCGAAGCACCAAATGAAGGGTGGCTTCTTTTTGAATATTATAATCCGATAGAGTGCGCCCATCTTCCAATTGCTTTCCAGCGAAAATCAAACGTTGTTGATCGGGTGGAATACCTTCCTTATCTTGAATCTTTTGTTTAACATTCTCTATAGTGTCTGATGGTTCTACATCAAGGGTAATTGTTTTACCAGTAAGCGTCTTCACGAAAATTTGCATCGTATATACTTTAATTTACAACTCAATCTTTAAATCGATTTTAAAATATTATTATTAAGACGATTCTTGTTAGCTAGTATATCGAATATCCACTATTGCCTATATATCTCCACCAATGACTATCGCTTTCTCGTTTTATTTTAATTGTTCCGCTTAAAAAATCTTCGAAAATCGCACTTATTGATATTTCTGGATTACCATTTCTGTCTTGTCTAACAGAATAAAAATCATAAAATTCATAAAAATCATTCATCATTGCTATATCTGGATGAAAAGTATCTTGAATTGTATAATCAGTTGGTAATAATTCACCATTGTCATCATATATTTCTTTAATTTTTATAATAAATTTTTTTGTAGGGTCATTTTGTATATATTCTCTTAATAATTGTTGTAATTCATTTTCATTAGTCCATGTTATTCCGTTGTCACATGTTCCACCACTTTTTTTTCTTTTAGATTTTCTCTCCCCTTTACGTCGTTTATGTCTAGTTCTCTTATTGGATTGTTTTTTCCCGCGTTTTTTCTTACGATTTTTCCTTGTTCTATGATATGAACGTTTTGCCATAATATATATTTGTGAGATTTATATTATGCTAAATATTTGACTAACTTAATGTTGTTGTTGCTGACGACGGCGTTGTCTTTGGCGCTGATTTTGACGCTGACGGCGACTGTTACGACTTCTATTTCTTCTACGTCTGCTTTGTCTCCTGTTTTGTCTTTGGTTTTGTCGGCTACGTCTGCGACCACCACTCATACGACGGGTTCTACGCGATCTGCGAGATTTTCTTCTCATAGTTCTTGTCATTATAAATAATGGTGAGAAATTATTTTTTTTTCAAGAAAATTAATCACATTTTCTTTTTTCTGTTCGTTGTTTATTTCTTTTTTTCTTTCTTTTTTGTGTTTTCCTTTTATTTTTTTTCAGAAGACGTTTTACAAAGGCAGCTCGATACAATCTTCTTCTACCACCCTTAGATTTTTTACTTTTTTTCTTTTTTTTGGTTTTTTTGTTTAATTTCTTTTTTTTACTTTTATTTTTATGACGTTTTAATAAATGTTTTACGAAACTATGTCTAAATACACGTTTTTTACCACCGTTGAATATTTTTCCGAATGAAAGACTCATATATTATAGAATAAGATATTTACTAAATATAATTGATATATTTTTCTACGCATTTAATATATGAATGAATATTTAAGAGAGTTTATTATTAATTTTTTGATTGGTGGTGGTTTGATTGCTGGTTGTGGTTTAATTTCTCAATTATATGATGGTGGGTTAAGTGGTATGGTTTATAGTTCCTTACCAATTGGACTGCTATATTTACATATTTATATTTTTATGAAGTCAGGTCGAGCCGAATCTACTAAATATGCTTTGTTTTCTATAATAGGTGGTGTGTTGTGGGTAGTGATCGCATATTTTATTTATTTCTTTAATAATTTGCCTTTACATGTGAATGCGCTTATTTCTACTGGATTGTATATATTATTGGCTGTTATTACTTATAGTTTTTTCGATAAACAATTGGAATTGGATAAAAGAGTGAAAACAAATGATTTTCCTTACATGTATCAACCTCCTAAAAAACAGAAAAAATAAAGATAATATCTAATTAGATTTAATTAAATATTATGTTAAATTAACGGCGTCTTCTGCTTCTTCTTCTACGACGTGATTTTCTACCACCTTTGCGGCTTCTACGCGATTTTTTACCTCTACGTGATTTTCTTTTACTTTTTCTGCTTCTTCTACTTCGGCGTCTTCGGCGTCTTCTACCGCCAACTCCACCAGTTTCACTATGAGTTTCACTATGTTGTTCTTCTTGGTGTGTTCCACTACTACCATCATGCGTGTTATTTTCATTTTCATCTTCTGACGACATATTATAATATATAATTAGATTTAATTATATTTTATTGCTAAAATTAACGTCGTTTTTTGGTTCTTTGTTTTCGTTTTTTCTTTTTCTTTGATTTTTTCCTTTTTCTTCTTCTTTTTGTTTTTTTCAAAAAAGCTTTGACGGCTAAATGTCGATAGATGCGTCGTTTTCCACCGCGGCGGGTTTTTCTACGCGATCTTCTCTTTTTGCGGCCACCACTACAACTATCTATTCTCATACTGCACATATCCCCATATTTTTTTAATTGTGATTTCGCTTTTTGCATCAAATAATGAATCTTTCTCGCTATTTTCACGTCATCGGGTATTTTTTTTATACCAGCTTCTTCATATGCTGTTTTATATTCATCTAATAACCAAGCATCCGGGTCATCTACATCCGGGTCATCTACTTCTTTCTTCTTCCCCATTTTTATTACATAATCATTTATCAAATACCACGAATTAACATCATACCCATTTTCCTTTTTTTCCGTATTTATATCAACTATTTCATCGTTTGCGTTGGTTGTAGTCGATATTATATTTGGTATATCAACACCAACTTTTTCTTCATCCAACAACAATTCATTATTAAGATAATTCTTAAAATTTTCTAG